TGAATTCCTAGTGGCACACCAACTATCATAAAGTCTCCGCTTTCATTAGTTCTTACAGTGTACTTGTAGTATTTTTCATATACTTCTAAGACCTCTTTTCTGTTCAAGACATCTTCTATGTCAGGAAAAGTACCGGTTGGTGTGTGTCCACCATATTCTTGGACATAAGGTAAAAGATTATAACGGTAACCTTCATCATTTTTATCTGAAACCGTTTTATATGGGTAAAGGGTTGAAATGACAATGTCATTTTCATCTTCAGTCGTTAAAGGTACAAATACTGATATTGATACGTTTGGTACACCGTACCCACCATTCGCAATTACTCTTCCAACTACAACACCATAATCGGCACAAAAACGAGTATAAACATCTTCTTGTTTTAATTTTAATGATAAAATTTCAATCAAGTCAAAATCTTGTTGAATATCGATTCTGATGTTTTTATCAATTCCAGGTGTTGTTCTAATTCTATAGCTTTTGGACATAGTATCGTTTAAAAATAAATAGTCAAATTGACTATTTTAAAAGTAGTATGTCATTTTGTAAAATAAATAATCTTACATGAAATCTACACTAGTTAGATTTTTAACTCTAACTTTTATGTCCTTATTTGGGAATCTTATTTGATAAATTTGGTCTGGTTCTGCAAATATAGTATCGTCAATTAATTCAATCTGTTTAGTACTGTTGTCGATATATCTTTGTGATGTTTCGGAAGAAGAGTATTGACCACCAACCCTATTGTATACTCTTATTTCTGCCAAACTATTAATACCTTCAATACTTTGTACTAATTGTCTTATTTCGGATACATTAACATTTTCTCCAAGTTCCCTTGTTGATGGTGCCATATAGTTTGTGACATTGTTAATTATTTGAGTGATTACTTGGCTTTGTGATCCAGCGGCGGTTAAAACAACAAAAAACTCAAATTCTAAATCTATAACTTTCGCAACTTCGATTGATATATAATCGTTTATCATTCTATACTTGGATAGATATGTTGCTAAATTTGTTTTCAAATTATTAGAGACTATTTGAGTTAACGCTCCTTGAGCATCAAAAGATAATATTTTAACTAAAATTTTATTATTGAATTCCGTTATAGAAACTTTAGCAGGAGCACCATATTGACCAGGCATAGTATCTATTAAAGATTTGTAGTCATTTATAGTTACTGCTCTTTTTTGTGCCGCAAAGTTATATGTAACCATGTTTCTAACTTCATTCACTGAGGGTTGGTTAGCTCCACCTATCGCAGCAGTAACATTGCTCACACGTATTGATTGTGTTACATTATTGTTAATAACAGAAGATGGACCATTGACCGCAAAATCAACTAATCCAACTTGATTTATTGACCCTACCCCAACATTACTAGCTAATCCACCACCTGTTCTATACTGTACAAATATTGTAGTGTTAGCCTTAACGGTTAATCCTAACCCTATGTTATTTTGATAATTTTGTATAGTAAGTGGAACTCCTGTAGTGGTAAATTGGTTTAACTGCTCTTCAGGTGTTACAGTACCGTTACCAAATTGAATTCTTAAAAACCCTTCAGGTGTATATTCAGTGATAAAACGATTATCTGTTTTGATATATTTACCAACTTTAACACCAGCTTCATCAACTGGTTTTGTTGGGTCTTCAATAAAAACCGTATTTTCAACTAACGCATCTACTTCATACCACTTATTTGGTGAACTTTGGAACTCGGAAAAAGATGGTGTAGATTGGTAATTTGTTCCGTCTTTTTGTATAATAGAAGTTACACCTAATACATTCTTTTCAGGTAAAAAGAAACCGTAAAATGGTGTTACTTCAGCAGGTGTAATAACTTTTTTGAAAACTTGTGTACTTCCATTAACGACAATTTCTCTTTTGGTAATAATATAACTTGTCGGTGCAGAATTGTTATCACTAAACTGTGGAATTTTTGTTCTATTTACAAATCCTTCTCTGTTGAATTGTGTTGAAAAATCAATATCATATACAGTTTCGAATGTTGTACCACCACCATTAAATTGCGCACCCGCCCTTAATATTCCAAGGTATCTTACATCTTCAGAATCTCCAAATGCCGGTACTGTAATTGATATATCTACAAGTGCAACTGAAGGTCTAAACCCAGGTACTTTTAAACCGTAGGTTCTGGCTATATTAAATATTGATGATCTCTGTTGTGCAAACTGTAACACAGTTTCTTGAATACTTCTATCGATATGGAAATGTAAATTATCCCCTATTGCAGCATTCAAATCCATCAAAACAGAAAAAACGGAAGCATCATTAAAATTTTGTATTAACTCTGGATAATACTGTTGTGTGTAATCGATTAGATCTTGTCTTAGTGCTTCAAAATCTCTATCAGTGTAAGCTATCCTTCTATTTGCCATGTTTTATAAATTGATAATAACGAATTGTCTTGTACCGAAAGCACTACTTTCGTCAATATATTCTATTTTTATTTTTGCGGTGTATTCTTCAGTATTAGCCCCTGGTACCGCATAAACAGGAATGTCTTGCTCAGGCACAACTAATTCACCTAAAGATGGTTCCGCATTTACATATGGCTCAATACTTATATTTTGTATAGTTAAATTTGGAATAAATGTTGAAATTGATTCTTCTATTTCACTTCTAAGTGTTGAAAACGTATCCCCATCCAAAGGTTCAAAAATGTATTCATAAAGTCTAGTTCCAAAATTAGGTAGATAATATCTTGACCCTTTTCTTGTTAATAAAAGGTGAACAAGATTAGCCCTTATTTCCTCATCCGGTGTTTGTGTTAATGAAACATATTTTCCCTGTAGACTCTGTCTTAATGGGAAATTTAAACCATATGTAATTCCGTTTGCCATATTAGATAAATATAGTGTCGCGATATTTTCAATAAATAGTTATTAAATAAAAAATCCCGACATAGTGTCGGGATTAGTGTCGCGATTAGGATGAACAACCAAAACATTCAAAATCAGAATTCTCAGGTTTTTGTGGTAAATTCAAATAATCTACCTTTGGTGGTTCTGGTGTTGTTTTTGGTTTTTCTCTTTTAGAGATGTCCATAGCCAAGTGTTTTGCTCCTGTTGAAATCGCCTTCGTTCTAACATAATAACAAAGTGTTTTCAATCCACTTTCCCAAGAGTGAAAGTGTGATGAGGTAATCTTTGATAAAGTTGGGTTGGACATATAGATATTCATTGATTGTGATTGGTCAATAAATGGTGCTCTATCTGCAGCCATATCAATTAGTTGTTTCTGTGAAATCTCCCAAATTGTTTTGTACTTTGGTATTAAGTGTTCAATTCGTTTAACTTTCTTATTGTAATTTTTATCCTCAGGGTCTAAATAATTGTTGAAATTAATATTTTGAATCGACCCTTCATTGAAAATGATTTCATTTTTCAAATCTTCAGACCAAATACCTATTTTTTCAAAATCGTTAATGAGGTATTTGTTTACAATCATAATCTCTCCCCCAACAACTCGTCTATTAAATATCGCAGAATGTGCTGGTTCTGTCATTTCATAAGACCCTGTAATTTTCGCAGAAGATGCAACAGGCATCTGAGCTGTGAATAATGAGTTACATACTCCATATGATTTAACACTTTCTTTAAGTTTGTTCCAATCCCACATTCCTGAAAGTTTTGTTTCATCAACACCCCACATATCAAATTGGAATGTCCCTTGTGACATTGGTGAACCTTTAAAGAAGTCATATGGTTTGTAACTACCGTTCATACATAATTGGTTGCTCTCATAGATTGATGCGTAGTAAATAGTTTCAAAAATATCTCTATTTAGTTTTTTTGCCTCTTCAGATGTAAAGATATAATCCATTAAATAGAATACATCCGCTAAACCTTGTGTACCGATGGCTATTGCTCTTTGTTCTAAACCACCTTTTCTTCCTTTTTCAGTTGAGTAGTTATTAATGTCTACAACCTTGTTAAGTGATCTTACAACCTTTCTAACCTCAGAAAATAATAGTTCGAAATCAAACTTACCAGACTTAATAAAGTTCTTCAAAACCATTGATGATAATGTGCAGATAGCTGTTGTCTTTTCATCTGTATATTGGTAAATCTCATTACATAAATTTGATTGCTTTATTACTCCAATATTTTGGTGATTTGTTTTACTATTAGCGTTGTCTTTAGAACATAAGTAAGGAACACCAGTTTCTACTTGTGATTCAATAACTTTAGTCCATATATCTTGAGCTTTAACCTTTTTACCTAAACCAAGACTAACAGCATTATTATAAACCGTTTCATATTCTTCTCCATAACATTCTTGTAACCCTTTCAATCCTGCCTTTTTAATATCATTAGGACAGAACAAATACCAATCACTATTGTTTTTTACTGCTCTCATAAAGTTGTCAGGTATCCAAAGTGCCGTGAATAAATCACGAGCTCTTAATTCTTCAGCACCTGTGTTCTTTTTAATATCTAACAAATCAAAAATATCCTTATGCCAAGGTTCTATGTATATTGCCGCAGAACCCGGTCTACGACCTTGTTGATTAAAGAATCTTAATGATTCGTTAACAATTTTAAGATATTTTAATAGTCCTCCTGCGTATCCACCGGATGTTGATATTCTACTTTCTTTACTTCTAAGGTTTGACATTGATAAGCCTATACCTGCGGCATCTGATGAGAATGTTGATATATCATTTAACGTGTCTAACAATCCTTGTCTTGAATCTGAATTATTATAATGTAAAACACAAGACGCCAACTGAGGAACTTTGGTTCCGGCATTTATCATTATTGGTGTTGCCTTGGAGATAAGTTGCTCTGACAATGATTTATAATATTCAAATGCGTCTGTTATGTTATTTGTTACCCAAAGAGCCACTCTCATGTACATATGTTGTGGTCTTTCGATTACTTTACCATTTGGTCTTTTCAACAAGTACATTTCTTGTAATGACCTCCAAGCAAAATAATCAAAATTATAATCATTGTCGTGATTAATGATTGCATCAATTGTATCCTCACCGTATTCTTTAATCGTGTCAATTAACTTTTCATTAATAATACCATCTTCGTATAAAGTCATCATAGTTTGTGAAAAACTATCGTTTGTTTCTTTATGGTATGAAGAAATTGCAACTGACGCTGCCAATCTTGAGTAGTCATGATGACTTCCTGTATATGATGCCGCAATTTCATATACCAATTTATCCAACTCTTTTGTTGTAACTTCCCCTTCAGTTGGTACTGATGTGATTACTTTAATGAATATCTCATCTGAGTTTACGTTAAGTCCTTTAGATGATCTCTTTACTCTATTGTAAATCTTTTGTGGATTAAAAGCCACAAGGTCTCCATCTCTTTTAATTATTTTTAATGACATATTATAAAATTTAAAAATCGTCTGTGAATGATATAGTTTCGTTTAATTTTGCTTTTTGGTATTCCATCGTTCTTGATTCAAAGAAATTACCTTTAGTTTCAACTGCAATTTGTTCCATGAATTTGAATGGTTGTTCTACATTAAATTCTTTACTACAACCCATTTTAACTAACAATCCATCAACAACAAACTCCAAATATTGTTTCATTAAGTTTGAGTTCATACCAATTAAAGATACGGGAAGTGATTCAGTAATAAATTCTTTTTCAATTTCCAATGCTGAAAGTAAGATTTCTTTAATTCGTTTTTCAGATGGTCTTTCTTCCAAGTGGTTATTCAACAAGTGAATTGCAAAATCACAGTGTAAGTTTTCATCTTTAAAGATAAGTGAGTTAGCGTTACATAAACCTTGCATGATACCTCTTGATTTCATCCAAAAAATAGAACAGAATGATCCTGAAAAGAAGATACCTTCAACGGCAGCAAACGCCACTAATCTTTCTGCGAATGATGCTTTTTCAATCCATTCTAATGCCCATTTAGCTTTCTTTTGAACCGCAGGTAATCTGTCAATTGCATTGAAGCACTCATCTTTTTCTTTAGCGTTTGAGATATATGTATCAATTAATAATGAATACATTAATGAGTGAATGTTTTCCATCGCCAATTGGATTCCATAGAAAAACTTAGCTTCAGGATATTGAACTTCACGATAGAAGTTTTCAGCCAAGTTTTCATTCACAATACCATCTGAAGCTGCGAAAAATGACAACACGTTCTTAATAAAGAATTTTTCGTTGTCTGTTAAATTTTCCCAATCTCTGATGTCATTTGTTAAATCGACCTCTTCTGCCGTCCAAAATGCGGCTTGGTGTTGTTTGTAATATTCCCATATATCGTTGTGTTCGATAGGGAAGATGACAAATCGACCAGGGTTTTCTGTTAATATTTTTTCCATAATTTTTAATTAATTTAAGATTGTTGTTCTTTTTGCTTTTTCTTTTCTAAAAGCTCTTTGATTCTATTTCTGTTTCTATCTTCTTTTTGTTCTTCTAAACCTAAGAAAGTAACACTTTGTTCTGTATCTATCTCAAGCATCGCGTTGTCGAATTTACAATTTTCAAACACAATACCATCTTTTCCAATTCTTGATTTTGTAATTGCAATGGTTGCCAAGTTCATTTCTTTTTGTTGTAATGATTTAGCAATCGTAATGATTACGTGACCAACTTGAGCTTTTTTAATTGACCCACCCATTTGGTCTGTGGTTACAACATCTGATGAAATCGAATTACGATTTCCTTGTGT